ACTTCAATTTGATGTCTTATGTTGAAGAAATGAATTTAGGTAGTGCAGGAGGTATACATGGTATGCCTAATGTTTCTCAGGACAAGAAGGGAGTTAAACAGAAGAAGAATCCAAATGGAAAAAAATGGGAGTTAGTTCCAGCTACCATACGAATGTTGTGCGCATTCCTTTCTTCATCAGCTAAAGATGATGCTCCACTCATTCTTACTTGGAAGCAAGCGATGAAAGGCGAGAATCTGTTTCCTTCAACATATGATGGTATTTCCGAAAAAGAGAAGAAGGCACGCATATTTGTGATAGCGAATTTGGCCATTATTATTTTAGAACATTTAGTGTCAATTCGCCGCAAATACGAATTAGGATCATCAATAGGAATAGGTAGAACGTGGGCATGGGGAGGAGCAGATGCGGTATTGAAACATTTGGCATTATTTACAGAACAGGAACGTAATGATAATGTACTGAATGAAGGCGATTTGAGAAATCAAGATCAGACCGTGCGAGATTTTATGACGAATATCTATTTTAGTTATGGTGAAAAGTATTATGTGAAAGGAGATCATACCCAGACTATTAGAGACATAATAACTTTATTAATCCAGGAATTTACGCAACGTGTCACTCATTTGGCTTCAAAAGTATGGGCTTTGGTGATGGCCGGAGTTCCTTCCGGTGCGTTAAATACTTCCCATATGGATTCTTGGATTTTGCTCCTCCTTTTTATCTTGTTTTGTTTGTATCAGGCAGACCGTTATCCAAGGTTTAAGAGACAAATTTTAATGCATTTAATTAAACGCCTATTGCATATTATAATATATGGGGATGATCATTTGTATACTGTTCCAAAGCATTTGCAGCCCTATTTAGGAATATCAGTTTTCTCGATCTATTTGAAGCAAATGTATGGTATGGAAGTTAAAGATATGCGATCAGGACATGTGCCTATAAGTGTTCCCGATAATCATGGAGAATTGGCAGTTAAAGGAGCAGTATATTTGAAACATTATTTTGTCGAAAATCCTTTAAAAAAGCCAGGGCAAGCAAAGTATGTGCCATATCGGTTGATGGACGAAATAGTTCGTAAGGTAATATTTGGCCGTTCATCAGAGACGAGAGATGAAATAGATGTGCAGTTGTCAGTTATTGGACATGCTTATGGGACATATGGGTCGAATGAACCATTGTATTTATGGTTAAATGCAATGTTTGAGGAGTGTACTTTATCCTCATTTGATCCAGGCCTGATCGCTCGACGAATGCAAATGAAAGATAGTAATATGATTAGAAAGTTACGACAGATGGACATGCATGAGAATGTTATTAGAAAGGGTTTTCCTAGCCTCGATGAAATAAGGAGTCGAAATGAATACATCGAGGATAAACATTCTTTCTTTCAAATTTCCGCGCGAGAACAAACTTTATTCGAGCTTTATTAAATGAGGT